ACACTAATCACTGTTTGACCAGCAGCTTCTTCTGCGTCTAAGGTTGTCACATTATCATTGAAGTATGCATCAGGTGATGCACAAACACTGACTTTTAGTGAGTTTCCAATTGCGCCTGGATATTTTGCAGCAAATGTACCTATAGTTCCAGCTGCACCACCACTTTCAAAACCTGATTGGTATGCGTCTAGATTCTTGATGCTTGCATCAGTGTCTCCACCGTTGTTTGCATTATAAGCATCTGCACTTGCAACACGAACAACTTTTAATGATGAACCATATCTTAAGAAAGCCTCTGCAGAATAGAAATCCTCTGCACCTGCGTTTGTATCGGCAGGTGTATAGAAATTATCTACTAAACCTTGACTATCTGAAACTGATACTACTTCATCAACAGGGCCCCATCTGAACGCACCCGCGAATCCTCCAACAGTGGAAGAAACTGCAGGCACAACATTTGTCAAGTCTATTTCTTTGACCTGAACGCCTGGTGATACTTGAAATGCCATATTTTTCTCCTGTTAATGTAAAAGTTGTTTACTGTTTTATTTATAACTTCGCTAACTCTAATGAACTACCATTTCATCTCATTTGACATATCTTTAGTGAACCAACGGTCTCCTTGGTCGTCTACAAAGGTAGTTTCCTCGGGTTTTACCTCTCCAAACACCCCCGCGGGTAATACATCGTCTTCTATTAACTTCTGTTGTTCTGCGTATAACAAGTTTTTGACCTGTGTATCCGTTAAATTATAGAAGTATTCAGTGGTAATAAACCAACTGAATAATACGAGATTCATAACCATATCGTCATGGTATCCTCTGTCAGCTTCGAAAGAATTACCCTTCGTGACAAAAGTCATGAGTTCTGTTATAGTAGCTCTGTCTATAACATTTAGTCTGTTTTCCTCTAATAATTCTTTGAGAGTAGAACACCCAATCCTTTTTATCTTTTTATTTACAGTGACCCCAATATCTTCTGCTTTGAGTTGACCTTGGGTAAAGACATTTGGATATTCTATGTCATAGTGCAACTGAGTTGCAACCATACCACCCTCTGCATTATTTTCTATTATGACTAATGCTTCATTATATGCTTTTACATACTTATTTATAATATCGGGAAACAGCATGGGACTTATCATACTGTCTCTATAAGTACAAACCTGTTCAAAAGGTTTCGTAGATACATCAAACACGGAGAAGGTTGAATAGTCCATACCTCTTCCTTTTGCAACATCTACTGTACAAATATATTCGTGACCCTGTATAGGTCTCTTATATACATTTATATTATCTCTATTCCATTCAGGTTCCCATGCTTTGAGACCTAACAAGGTATCTGCATTTATCAATGTATTACCAGTACCTAAGAATGAGTTTCCATATTCTTGTTCAAACTGAGCTTCTGATGTGTTTGCAATGGTCATTTCTTTCCATTCTTCGTCTCTGCCTGGCACATCATACCAGTTTATTATAAAGTGTTTGTATTCTGATTGTCCGTGTACTGCAGATTCATATATCTTATGGAACATATTACCCACACCGTTTGCAGTAGAAGTAATAATAACCTTTGAATCTTTACCCGAGGTGATTACGGGATATGTTGCAGTATAGAATGTATCTGCATCGTCTACGAATGCAAACTCGTCCAAGTATAGTAAGTTGATTGACATACCACGAATCGAACTAGAACTCGTTGCAGCTGCAACTACTTTTGAATCATTTGCAAATTCTATCGAACCTTTGTTAAGAATCTTGACGCCTGGCTGTAAGAAAAATGGTACAGACTCCAACATGGTCACGATTCTTGCAATCATTTCTCTTGCAATTGCACCTTTGTTTGCAAGAACAGCCACGGTGACTTCGGGGTGAAATAAGAGATACCATAATAAGTATGCACACGAAGTGATAGATTTACCACTCTGTCTACTTGCAAGAACAACATTGAATCTATTTTCGTCATAGAAGTTTATGAGGTCTTCTTGATATCCACGAAGTTGAAAAGGAACCATACCTTCGTCAAGTGATATAATTTGTGTATATTGTTCAATAAAATGTGTAGGGTCTTTTGAACACTTCATGTATTCATTCAGTTCTTCCTCGGTATACTGAGTCTCGACACCAGCTCTTTTAATGAGGGTGTTCCCTAAGTATCCTTCGTTTACTGGTTTAACCATTTATCCTACCAAGTTCTTGATACGCTCTTGCATGTGTATCTGAAAAATCCATAACACCGTCTGTAATTAAATCGTCTCTTGTTTTCATAACAAGTTCTATATTACAAACAGGTGGAAATACTTTCTTATTTAAATTTTCTGCTCTCTGTAAAAATGTTTGTGTACAACCATTGTGTAAATATATGTCTGCTTCTGGCCATTCTACTTTGTAATAATTAGAATTATGTATCTCCATATGTGGATACAAACCTTTTAAATAAACACATATCCAATTATCAGAATCTAATCCTATACATTTTTTTGCACCGTAATAATCTGCAAGGTGTAATAAAGTTCCTACACCAGTTCCCAATACACATACTGTTTTATCTTTGACATTATCTCTTATCCATGTTTCGTATGCGTCGTACTTTGAAGTATCTAATTGAAATATTTTTGAGTTGTGTCTAGTTAAATGACCTAGAGCTAATAACCAAAATGGTTCTCCTTCTGTGACTTCGGGTATCGGTATCGGGTTGTATTCGTTAGGTCGAATTTCCATCTTTCTTAGACTCCTTTTTTAAGAACTTCTGCAATTCACTTGTCGAACCGACATATAAGTGATTGTGTTGAGTTCTTACTGAACTATCTTCTTTCTCTAAGTCCTTCAACTTCTTCTGTATGTCGATTAACTTTTCTGCAGTTTCGGATACAGTCTTTATGAGTTGTCCAGCAACCTCATATGCACGAGGGTGTTCTGTCTCCTTGGATAGTTCTAATATGCCGTCTATAGCGTCCTGACCGCGTTCTACGAGGTCATATAGGTTCTCTCTAGCATATCTGTAGTCTGATTCGATATTCTTGTCCCTATCAGGTAATTTAACTAATCGGGTTTCTTGTTTGATATCAGAGTTGATATCTAGAAGATTATCTAACTTTTGGTCTATTTCTTTTGCCATAATTATCCATCACTAGCGGTGTCTTCTTCAAATGTATTACCACCACCCTCATCATAAAAAGTCACTGTTTCTGCAACCACAAATGTATCACTTGGGTCAACAGAACCTACGAATTTCAAGTTTGTGTTTGCACTAAAATTAACTTGATTACTTAATACAATCGATAATTTATCACTTGCAATACTTGAAATAGTTGGATTCGTTGTTAGATTTGTACCAAATACTTCGTCTCCAACACTTATCTTACTATTTATTGCACTTGGAAAAGTGACTGTATTTGAGTTGACTACTGCATTTGACCTTGCAGCGAAGGCTGGTTCGTAGTGTTTGACTTCCTTAACCAATCCTGAATTATTAATTTCTGTTGATGTAAATCCAGCTGCAACACTATCGTTTATATAATCTCTTTCAATAACATTCTTAATGACCTCTCCAGTATAAACAGGGCCAAAGAAGTATGTCTTCATAGTAAATTCTAATGTGTATTCTATAACTCTTCTTTCTACAAATTCACCTTCGTATTGGTCGTCCATTGCAACAGAATTTAAAAAGATTGGTACATCTCTTACCTCACTCATACTATCAACCATTTTCATTGATACTGTATATTCAGGTTGAAAGTATGGAAGTATTTGTTCTACTATCTGTAATGCGTCTATGGCATTCTTTGATAATATCGATAATGTAAAGGTTAAATTGTATGGTGCTGGTTGATATTGAAAACCTCTCTTTCCAACATCAGAAGTTTCTAAAACTGTTTTCTGAGTTCTGATAAGTTTATTTTGTTGTCTTGACGCGTCATATTCAAATCCTGTCAATTCAAAAGCCATACGAGGTAAAGATATAGAAGTGACATTCCCGTCTTTTGCTTTAACATCGTCTTGTAATCTTAATAGAAACTTTTGTTTTGGCCCATAAGATATTGGAACTAAATTTTTAGACAATACTGTTCCGTCTGCTTTTATTTTGCTCGTGTGTATATTATTGAACAAAGTACCGAATACAGAAATCGACCTTTTAATAGTTTCGTTGTAGAAAAAAGTTCCGAACATTATGGTTCACCGAAAGGATTCACTTCACTAAAGTCTAAGTAATTACTATCCTTATCTTCGAAGTCTTTATTTTGTGCAGAAGATAAGTTCTCAAATGTTAGAACATCTACAATACTTCCTATAGGTCTAGCAGTTGTAGAAGTCACACCCGTGAGTACATCTCCAATTTGTAGTGTCTTAGTGTTATCCTTAATTGTAAGTTTATTTGCTTGTGGTTGCCATAGTACAACCTCTCCAACTGTCGTTGTGACTCCGTCAATAACAGTAGTTAAATTCTCTCCATGAGTGTAGTTTCCTGAACCAGTCATTGTGAGTTCGATTGTGTAAGCTTGGTCTGCTTCTACTAAGTCTGCAGAAGTACCAGTATCGAAATCCTCTCCACTGTATTCGAATAGGGATACTTGCATTTTGAAAACATATATTTTTCCTAATTGATAGAATGGGTCGGGGTCTGAAACAAATCTGATTTCAAATAAATGACCTGTCATAGGGAAGTAAATCAAATCACCTTCGTTAGGTCTTGCAGAAACTACAAGGTTTGAATCAAGGGAAACAAATCTCTCCCATGTTCTTACACTCATTATGAATTCGGCATCGTCATTAATATCGACACCAAACTTAGTGGCTAAATCCTCTTGTCCCTCATAACCTTCAACATTCGAAAGATACATTTCAACGGAATAGGCGTCACCGAATGTGGCCTGTACATCTTCCGTAAAAATTGTGTCTTCTTCTACTATTTGTCTTGGTAGATATAAGACATCATGTCCATACATTCTAAGTGACTCAACAATCAAATCCTCTACAAGATGTTGTTCAGTTGCTACTGCATGGTTAAAAAATACATTTGTAGGCATTTATTACCCCATTAAGTCCATGATTGGAAGTTCATAATTTAATCTTGACTCTTCCTCTAATTTTGTTATTTCCTCTTGTGCTTGAGATTTCATTTCCGAGGCATCTAAAGTTATTCCGCCTGGCAAAGTAATCCCTTGAAATTTAGATAAGTTTTCTCCCCACTGATATTTGACTAATGCAGTTGCATATCTTTTCAACCACATGTCATTATAGATATCTGTGAAATCATTAGGGTCTATTTTTCTATGACATTCAATGATAAGAAACTCGTTTGCATTCAGAGCTTCTATATCTGCATCTAGATACAATCTATTCATATGTTGTTTGTATCTAATAGGAACTTGTCCGACAAGTATATTGTCTAATAAAGAAATGTGTTCTTGTACCATGTTATAATACAATATATTTGTTGCAGACAAATCATATAAATCATTCAACCTTAATTGATATCTAAGGTCAAACATATTGAGATTGTGTTTATCAGTGAATGGGAAAATTCTATTCACTGCAAGAACAAACTCAGGTAATACGATATAATTTTGTTGTTGTTTTACTTGTTGGTCTGTGTATGCGTGAGTACCAGCTGAAGTCTCTGTGAAGGTCTCGTCTGACCTCATAGTCACTAGATTATCAGAAGTTAGTTGATGTTTTAAGTATACACGGATAGAACCGTCATAATGGTACTCTTGGAAATACTGAACGGCTTCGTCAATTCTGTCATCAAACTGGTCATCGTCCACATTGATTTCTAGAACAGGAGCTCCCAGTTTTCTCTTAATGTATTCTTTTAATGTTGCTTTACTGTTCGGTGTTGCCATAATAGTAGTATTCCTCTCGTATACTACTATTTATACCTTTTTTATTCTTGGAAGTAAGTTTTATGTTGAAGACGGTCAAGTTTTTCGTCAATCTTGTTTAAAGTGTTCTGAATCCTTACGAAATCAGCCTCTATCTGTTCCCTAGTGGCATAGTCTTTCGCAATCTCTTCTCTAGTTTTATTGACGAGAATATCTAGTCTTTTTTGTTCTGATAATACATTACGAATTAAAAAACCTAACGGTGCTATGATTACCGTTATGATAAGATTCCATATTATGTAAGGTGATATAGTGATTTCCATATTGTTATTTATGGAAACTACTTCTTTAATTGGTCTCCGTCTATCTCAAAAAGATTCCAATCAGGAGTTTCTTTAGTAGGTGGAACTATGAACTCATTTGATAAACGATAGTCAACCATATTAAATGCAACACTGTATCTAGTTTTACCACTAAAATTTGGTTCAACCATGTGGACTAATCCACTAGGAAATAAAAGAAGTGTGCCTGAAATGGGTCTTTCCATAGCTAAATCACTTACTTTAGAATTGTGAGGGAAGTTATGTAATGCTTGGTCATTTTTATCTGTAAAGAGAATATCCCCTTCTCCTCCTTCTGCTTGAATATAGAATGCACCACTATACCAACAACCATTATGTCTATGTGGTCTATTCCATGCACCATCAGGTGTGTTAATATTCATCCACATATTACCCATTGATACTTGAACTTTTTCTGTGTTTATATTATGAAAAGGTAATACCTCATGATTAAACTTGTCTTGAACTATTCTATAAAGTTTATGCCAAATAGGTCTGTTCTCTGTGCCGTCATTCGATTGCCAACCACTATGTGCATTTGATACAAAACGACCTACGGGGTCTTTTTTTCTCAAACCGTCCATGTCATCTTTTAACTGACATAGATATTCTTCCGTTATTAATCCTTCCTCTACTAGGTTGTATTTCCATAACATTGTAGGGAACAATAATCTAACACTCATAATCTATTCTCTATCTAATTTTTTAGACTCCGAACCGTCCCAATTCAAATCTATTAACTCACCTTGTTTGTCCTTAAAGTCTTTTTTATGCATAGGACATTCGGGTGGTGGGTTTACCTCTTCGGGTTTTTTATATAATTTATTCTTTGGTTGCCACATCTTTGCATTCCTGTATCCACCTATATTTAGTTTGTCATTCGGAGACCCATCTTGATTTTGTAATTCCATAGACCTCTGCCATTTTTGCATGGAGTCATCATGAATTGCATGATTCTGAAACCATTGTTGACTATCTGCAAAGAAATATGTTGCAGCCCATTCCTCTCTCTTGAAGGGAAACACCTGAACAAGAGGTGTATTCTTTTCTATTACAAACGAATGTTTAACTTTTGGATAAAAAATACATTGTGCATTATCCATGTTAATATTAAATTTATCGGTATCTATAACACCTTGCCAACAACTAAAAAATTTATTCTCAAACAAAAAGGGGTCTAGAAACAAAACAGAATAGCCAGGCGGTGTTTTAATATTCCAAAAATTAGTTATCTTGAATGCATCATTAACAGTCCCGTCTGCACCGTCATATGTTATACTATCTACGAGTTGTGAAGAAGGGTGTGAAGAAGAAAAGTTTGAGATTTCCTCTGTAGTAAATCTTTCACCACCGTCAGGCCAATCCCAATCACTTCCATTTCTAATCGGAATATCTTCTGATGCAACAATGTAATATCCCATTGTTAACCAATCTAACATTGAAGGACATGATTTTATAGTCTGTACGACACGACCTCTGTGGTCGACTCGTATCTTCATTTTCCTCCACCAATCAGGTTGTAAGTCTTTAGCTGCAACTGGTCTGAATAAATCATGTGACTTATCATGAAATGTTCTAAACTCAATGGTTGGCATATCTATCTTCCCTATTCAAAAGTTTACATTCGTCACCTCTGATGACAATTGACCTTCTATCTATATATTTTGCTTCTTCTGAGGGTGCCTCAGCTCCATGTTGTATTCTTCCGTCAAACATGAGTAATCTATTTGGTTTAAAATCAACTGAACCTATTTCATATTCGTCCATATATTCTAATATTCCACCAGCCACATGGTTGTTATAGAATCTTAATTTACCACCCCAGTTTGGATTCCAAAACTGATTAGTATAATATAAGAAAGAAATATTCCATTCGTCCCAAGCTGCACAATCACTATGACAAGTCCCATTTTGACCATGTGTCTGTGAATTTGCACCAGCATATTGAAACTTAGTCCATGTAAATCCAAAATCGGTTTGTAGTTTTCTATTTAACCACCTTGCCATATGATTTGGATATCCGTCTGCACCATTATAATGACCGTCTCGTTGGTTATGTCCTACTATAAAAGAAGCTCCCCATAGTTGGTGATTTGGTAATCCACCTCTAGGTGTATTCCATGAACCGTCTCCACCTTTCACTTCATTTGTTTTTTGCCATGAACAATGAGACAAATAGTCGTCTAATGCTCTATGTAAATTTGGTGCAAGATAATTATCTAATACATAGACATTATCTGCTAGGGGTAAGTCCTCTATGTAAAAAGGTTCATCTATATGATGAATATTGATTGAATCAGTAGTCCAACCATTAAACTCTTCAAGGGACATTAGTCTCTGATTGTATCGTTAGGTGGTGGTAATTGTAAAAGATAATCTTCTAACGATTTGAGAGTATCCTCTCTTGTTATTGCAATTTCTTTATATACACCTTCTGCAACACCAGCCAATGCATCTACATATTCTAAAACTCTTCTTGCATTTGACCTATGTGGGTGTGCTGAACCTTCTCTTGCAGCTATCAACACTTCCACCATATTATCAAAACCATATTTGATACATTGTGTTTCTTCATTACTTCTAACGACATTTCCGACTCTACCGATATATTGATTATTCAAACTAACACCCATAGGTGGTTCTGCATTATCAATATAAGCTTCTATAGAATCTTTTTCTGTTTCTGATAAGGGAAGCATACCCTCTTGTTCTTCAAGTGGTACATTTTCTACCCACTTCTCTACTTTACATTCTATATCGTCATAGACAAGAACATCATATTCAAAACCTAATTCAGGTTTATCGACTTGTTCGTGTTGCCATTCTAGTCCGTTTGGTTTTCTGATAGTGAGGTTTCCGTTCTCACAATAAATTAGTGCATTCATAATATCTCCATTATATCACATAGATGAATTTTAGTAAACCTTCTTTTTGTATAAACTATTTTTATGTTTATAATATAAGTCTAACATATTTATGTTAGAACAATCCATGTCTTTTATCCACGGCCCACCTCTAGTATAGTGAACTGCATGATGTGATTTTTCAATTGTATCGTATCCCTCAGTACATATTTTATTATGAGGTATTTTACTAATTTGATTTGTCCATTCAAACTGGTGTAGGTATTTACCACTCTCATTATTTACAACTTCGGGTGTAAGTTTTCTGCAATCTTCATGACCATTATTAAATATCATTAAACTAGACCATAATTTTTTAGGATAAGATACATTCTTTTCTCCGTTAAACTTAGTTTCTTCATGGTCTTGAAAATCATATTTTACACATGCGACTGCATGTTCAGGGTCTAAGAAATAAAATAATGATAGGGGAGTATGTTCCCATATGTAATCATCGTCTATAAAATAACTGATTCCCTCATAATTTTCTAGGTATGGAATTAAGAATCTACTGTATGTAAATTCAGTTGATTGATTTGCATAGTCTCTAGTATATTCAGGAATCAATGATATGTCAAGTTTTTTTACTTCGACCTCGTAATCATTAAAGAACTCTGCACCAGCTCCACCACTTTTCGAAGCCTCTACTGCATTGTATATGGATTTTTCTGCAGTATCAAAAACTTCTCCATGAGAAGAATCATAACCAAGATAAATGTTTACTGGTTTTGCTTTACATAGTCGTGAAACTTTTTTGTTAAATGTAAAGACCTCTTCTCTGAAATTGAGTCCTGCTACACTTGATAAAGACCATTCTATTTTACCTTCGGGAACCCATATTGCAGATAATGTATCTCCACCTAAACTTTCAAAGTAATCTAATATTTCTTGACAGTTTAATGTTGGTATATCTGAATATGCATCTGCATAATCAGTGACTAATGTTAGAAAATGTGGTTCGTCCATGGTTTCTAAAACTTTACATCTTATAGAGCCAGGGTGTATATCGAGTTGATATTCAAGAGTATCCCAATCTGCAGTATCTAATTTTCTTGTTCTGCCCTGTACTGGGTGTCTCAATCCTTCTTTTTGGACACTGTTTACTAACCAGTGTGCTTTTGCAGAATGGTAATATGAGGAACATATCATACCTTCTTCTTCGTCATTCAACTCATTACAATCGGGGTGGTCACTAACAGTAGATAATTTTTGATACTCTTCTTTATTGTTCATGAAATCCATTGAACCACCACCGATAGGGTGATTAGGTCTCAATTTTTCTGTCCAACCTTCATGTAGATATCTTAAATACTGATATGAATTATGGTGTAGTTGACCGAATCCTCTACACTTACCTTCATTTATATCAGGTTTTATTCTTTCCCATGGAACTAAACGAACAGCTGGACATTTTTCTAATGCATAAGAAAATACTTCAAATGCATTTTTAGATTCGTCTGACTCTTTTCTATTGAAACAATATTGTCCAAGTGCAACAGTTCCATGTATGCCCTGTGTATGACCAGTATTACGAAAAGTATAGTTGCGTGCTTTCTCAAGTGTGTCAATCTTATCTAACATACTTATATTTAGTGACTTAAATTAAGAGCTAATTGGTGTGCCTGGCCACTGTTGTTGTGCCACACCGTCCCACCTAGGTTCAGGTGTTCTACCTTGTCTTGCATATGTCGAAGGACTTCTATGGTCGTATGTAGAAGGTGTTTGTCCTTGTCTGATATATGTTGACGGACTTCTATATGAATAAGTATCAGGTGTTTGTCCTTGTCTAATATATGTTGACGGACTTCTATGGTCATATGTCACTGGTGTTCCACCTATATTTGGATATGTGGAAGGTGACCTATGGTCGTAAGTCGTAGGTGTTTGTCCTTGTCTTTCATAGGTAAACGGCGACCTATGGTCATATGTTGTAGGAGTTTGACCCTGTCTTTCATAAGTGAACGGTGACCTGTGGTCATAAGTCGTAGGCGTTTGTCCCTGTCTCTCATAGGTAAATGGTGACCTATGGTCATAGGTTGTTGGTGTCTGACCAGTTCTATTATAAGTGAATGGACTTCTATAGTTATAAGTAAACGGAGTCTGTCCAGTTCTCTGATAAGTTGAAGGTGACCTATAATTATAAGTGAACGGTGCCTGACTATTCCTAATATTAGGTTCCTGAATACTTCTGATATTAGGTTGCTGAATATTTCTTATATTAGGTTGTTGTGCGTTCTTAATTGTAGGTTGTTGAGCATTTGCTGGATACCTTGCATTATATGTGAACGGGTTCTGTGCATTATGTGTAAATGGAGACTGATAGTTCGCAGGATATGTAAATGGATTCTGTGCATTATAGCTAAACGGATTCTGAGCGTTCGCTGGATAAGTGAACGGATTCTGAAAAGACACTGGTTGTCTTGCATTTGCCTGATATGGTAATTGTGCCATTTTACTCTATACTCTCCATTATTTCTGTTGATGCCCTGGCCCACCGCCACTCGGTATTTGCACTGGAGTCCTTGCACCATATATGTATGGACTCTGATAAGTTGCAGGCTGTCTCGCAGGTGCTTGATATGTAAACGGTTGTCTTGCATATGCAATAAACGGTTGTCTAGCAGGAGCCTGATATGTATTCGGTTGTCTTGCGTTTGCAATAAATGGTTGTCTTGCGTTTGCAATGTAAGGTACACGATATGTAAAAGGTGACCTATAATTGTATGTAAAAGGTGACCTATAATTGTATGTAAAAGGTGACCTGTAGTTATAGGTGTAAGGTGACCTATAATTATAAGTAGACGGTTGTCTTGCGTCTCTTATATTCGGTTGTTGTGCATTTGCAATATACGGATACGGTTGTTGTGCAGAACGAATATTTGGTTCTTGACCATTTGCAATATAAGGGTAAGGATTTTGTCTATTCCTTATGTTTGGTTCCTGTGCATTAGCTTGATACGGATATGCATTCTGTCTATTCCTTATATTTGGTTCCTGTGCATTTGCTTGATATGGATATGCATTTTGACGGTTTCTAATATTAGGTTCCTGTGCATTTGCTTGATATGGATATGCGTTTTGAGCATTTCTTATGAACGGATTTTGTGCATTCGCCTGATATGGGTATGCATTTTGTCTGTTTCTGATATTAGGTTCTTGAGCATTTGCTTGATAAGGGTATGCAGTTTGTTTATTTCTTATAACTGGATTTTGTGCATTTGCAATATAAGGATATGCAATTTGTGTAGATTCTTGGCCAGACGCATTATTCCACCCATCGGGTGTCTTAAGATATATTTGGTCTACTGCCTTCCAAGTCGAACTGCCTGTTTTTACCCAAGCACCTTGAGTTGCATTCCAACCCGAAGGGGTTTTAACCTTCTGTGAACCTGACGCCATTTATTTCCTCACTCACTCAATTAAGAGTATAAAATCCATAAGTCACCAACTGCACCGTCTGAACTTGTAGGTGCAGAAGTTGATTGATAAACATTCCTTGCAGTACCACCACTGTTTGTTGCATTTGTTATAGTCACTGCACCAGTGTTTACTGCACTTGGTGTAATTGTTAAATTACCTGTAGACGCACCTGTAAATGAACCTGTACCGAATGTGATTGCATCTGCACTTTCGTCCCAACCTATGAACACATTATCTGAACTTCCTCTTTCGATAACTAAACCTGCGTCATTTGAAGGTGAACCTGATGTTCCATTTCCTAGTTCTAATAATGCATCTGAAACTACTGTATTAGTAGTAGATACGGTTGTTGTTGTTCCGTTAACTGTTAAGTCACCTGATAGTGTTAGGTTTCCAAACTGAACATTACTGTTTGTTGCAACTGCCTGACCGATACTAAACTCACCACCTGAATATGATACACCAGTTCCAGCACTTAAATGAGCTCTTACTTCTGCAGAATTTGGGCCTACATATGTAATAACACCACTTGAATTATCGTAGTTAAGTGAACCGTCTCCACCCGAATCTGTGACTGAGATAGCACCTCTTGCATCTGAGTCACCATATGCAGCTGAACCAGCAAGTGTTAATGTACCCGCTGCATCGTCATAAGTTGCAGTGATATTTGAACCACCAACTATAAGAGATGCAACTCTATCGTCAACTCTTTCGTTTGTGAAATATAAGTTTGAAGAACCTTCTGATAATGCATCGGTGTCTGCAAGTACAGTTCCACCTAATGCAGTTGAAGCTCCTGCGATTGTGATAGTTGAATTAGCTAATTTTGCATTTGTGATTGAACCAGCTAACATTGCATTTGTAATACCTAATGCTTTAACTCTCAATGCATCGGAGTTTGTTTCTATAGAACTATCATCTACACCGACTGCAAATGCACCACTTGATGCACTTAGACCGTCACCTGCCATCATAGTTGCAAGGTCAGCTATAGATTCTTTTCTACTCACATTTGAAGAACCACCGTCTATGATTGCAATACTATCTGCAGCTGGGTCTACTGTTGCAGCTGTTAATTCATTTAAATCTAATGCAAGTGATACTGTTCCTGATGTACCACCACCTGATAAACCGTCTCCAGCTGTGACTCCTGCGATATCTCCACTCTCGTCTCCAAGATATACTGAATTACCCATTCCACTGTGATTTGAACAGTAGAAGTACATAATTGAAGGTGCTTCTTGGTCGAATGCAACTTCTGTATATGCACCACTTGAGCCTGGCGTACCTACTTTGTTATAAATTGTGTATCCATCTGACATCTCTGTTCCGTCTTCGGACTCAGAGAATCTTAATGGGTGTGAACCGTTTGAACTGTCTGATTGGTCAAATCTATAGACGATACTTGGCATTAATCTCAAAGATTGAGAAGAAGTTTGTCCGTCAAATAAGAATTTACCACCACTAACTGTCACTACTACATTGTGATAGTATGGTGCAGTTGTGTTGTTTAATTTTTGTTCTACATTAAGTGTGACTGTACCCGAAGTACCTCCTCCACTTAAGTTTGTACCAGCTGTGACTCCTGTTATGTCTCCAACTTGACCGTCAATGGTCAAAGTATTAGCTGCATCGTCATATGTTAATGATATACCTGTACCAGCTGTGAATAGTGAATTTACTCTATCGTCTACTCTTTCGTTTGTAAAATATAAGTTTGAAGAACCTTCTGATAAGTTGTCTGTATCAAATGCACCCATATTAACTGCAATGTCATCTGCATTTACAGTAATACCTGTTCCAGCACCAACATTTAATGTTGCATCACCTGATGTTGCAGTACCAGTCAAACCAGCACCAGCATTTACTCCTGTTATGTCTCCAACATTACCTGTGATTGTTAATGTACCAGCTGAATCATCGTATGATAATGATACTCCTGTTCCCGCTGTTAAAAGTGTATTTACTTGGTCATCGATTGCTTCGTTAGCTGCAGTTCCAAAGGCAGCTGCAGTCAAATCACCTGAACTATCAATAACTTCTGTAGTTCCAACCGTCAAACCGTTTTTGATTTTAAAATTCTGTGCGGCCACTAGAATGTTCCTCCATCTATTGTAGCATTATTAATTGTCTTTGCTGAACCTGAATCTGCTAAATGGTTATTCACCCTAGTCGTAGTAAAGTATTTGTTCGTTCCTTCTGTTAAATCGTCTGTGTCTAATGAAGATATTGCAGTTGCTTGTACTTTACCACTGGAGTTAACTATTTCGGTTGTTCCGATATTGATTCCATGTTCTACTCTGAAATTTTTAGTATCTGCCATGTTTCTCCGTACCCTAAATTAAAGTTTTAGAATGTATTACCATTTATTTATGAGAAAGAACTCCTCAATAAAAAAGAAAAGGGGGAATAAATCCCCCTTATTAAGTCTTTATGCGTCTACCAATGTTCGGTCAAACTTGATTGTGGTCGAAGTTGCCGAAGCTGGAGTGCATTTAAGTCTAACATTTGCACCACTGATGTCTGCATCAAATGTGGCAAGTGTATTGTCTTGCAAAACACCATATTGAGTTAATGAAACCGTAGTTCCATCGTGAACCAACATGATTTCCGTTGAATGGAAATCTGTTCCTCTAGACATTGCAACGATATATCTTGCAGCTCTAAAGTCTGCATGTGCAAAAGTATCAAGGTTAAACTCAGTGGTTGCAGTTTTAGTATCTGAACCTCTTTTTTTGTTTTTATCCTCTGTTCTTTTACTTGTTTTGATTACATCGTCACTCGAATCGTATTCGATATGTCGGATAAGTTCTGCAAGTTTAAATGATTTACTTAAAGCCATGTCCTATCCTCCTATGAATGTCTTATTTGGAATGTATCCACAGTTGTATTCGTATTAGCTGGTGTAATGAGAAGTCTCATATTACCTGAGTTAATATCTGAATTCAACGAGAATAACGAACTGGAACTAAACACATCACCGTACTGGACGAAGTATGAGTTAGAACCATTGTTGATTAATAAAACCTCCGCTGCATGAGTTCCAGCAGAAGCGTGAGTTGCACAAATGACATATTTGATTGCTTTATTTGCAATGCCATTTGACGATAACACTTGGTCAGCCGTTGTTGCAGAGAATGTTGAAGCCGTGTAGTATCCTTGTACTAAGTCTGCACTTGTATAGGCAACTACTTGTACGACATCACCATTTATCGCATTTGCTGCTAAAGTGATAGTTGTGGAGTTAGTAGTAGTATAATCTGCACCACCACTAATTAATTTTACACCGTTAAGATAAACTTGTTCTGTTCCTGCTGTGTAGGATAAAGAATTTGAGTTATCGTCATTACCTGTAATAGAAGTTGTATTACCTGTAATAGAATATGTGTAAATTGTTAAACCTGTACCACCAACTGTCGAGAACGAAAGTGTTCCTGAACCGTTTGTGACTAAGGCCTGTCCACTTGTACCATCACTGGTAGGAAATGTAATAGCATCATTGATTGTTAGAGAAGCTGGATTTGAACCGATTTCAGAAATTGCAGCTGACCCATCATTCTTTTCGGTATACATTCTACCGTGATAGGTGTTGATTGCAATTTCACCCAAAGCCAAATCACTGACTACTGGGACATCGTCGAACTCCTTTTAAATTTTATCTCTGTTGCCATGGTTTCCTCCTAATGACGATTAATTAAAATGTACCACCGTCAATAGCAGTGATTGTGACTGCACCACTTGACACAGTGAAGTTTGCACTAGCGAAACTTGCAATACCCTTATTAGTAGTAGTTGCATCTTCTCCCGCTATTGTAATACTTCCGTCTGCATTTGTGACATCAATACCTTCACCTGCTGTTAAAGTACCAGCTGCAAAGTCACCGTTAGAACCGTGACCAATTAACAACTGACCTGCTGTAGGAGCTGAACCATCGATAGAAGTGATAGACCCTGAAAGTGCAAGACCTGTTGCTTCTAATCCACCAAATACGGCACCAAGTGCTGTACCTGAGAATGTTGAAGAACTGTCTGTTGCAGAACCTAATGCAACGAACTTTCCAGTAGAGTCGTCAAATCCAAAGAAACCAACTTTTGCACCTGAACTGTTGTATTTAAATTTAATACCTCTGTCTAGGTTATCATCTGAACTATCGTCACCAATTTCGAAAACTGGGTCTGCAATAGAAACAGTAGTTGAGTTAACAGTTGTAGTTGTACCACTAACTGTCAAGTTTCCTGCGATTGTAACATTATCAGGAAGTCCAATTGTGATTTGATTTCCTGAACCTGCTGTTTCGATCTCGTTGGCAGTACCAACGATTGAAAGTGTTTCACTATCAAGATCGATTGACAATGCACCACCTGTGTCACCTTGGAAATCAAGGTCTTGAGCAGTGATTTGTGTATCGACATAATCTTTAATTGCAGCCGAAGTTGCAATAGTTGTATCGTTATCGTTTGATCCAATCCCTTCGGATTCTGTTACCAACATTGCAGCTGCTAAAGAACCGATTACGACTGAACTTGCAGCCAACTTATCTGCATCCACCGCGTCATTTGCGATAGTCAATGCACCGTTTGCTGCTAGGGTTGCGTCTCCTGATACTGGTTTGTTATCGAATGAATCTGAACCATCATGGATAAGAATGTGTCCTGAACTTGCACTAGAAATATTCGTATCTGTTGCACCAGCAAGAGTCGATGTAGTTGAAGCGAAGGATAGGTTTCCTGAACCGTCTGTTTGGATAACTTGGTTTGCAGAACCATCTGTGCCAGGCAATGTGAATACCACATTACTTGCTACACTGTTAGGTGCTTTCAAACCAATGGAGTGAGAACCGTTATCGGTATCTTCCATCAGTTTTAGAGTACCACCTGTAGACGAACCATTACCAACTTTAAAGTCGGCAGGGGTTGCCGTAGAACCAGCAAGTATATCAGTATAATACTTACCACCGATTGCATGAATCAATGGAGTAGAGTTATCTGAATCTACTGACTCAATGAATAGTTTTGCACCAGCACCCGAATTAGACCTGTCCTGTACATATGCCAATTCCCCTTCTGAGAGATTACTCGTTGTAGGAGCTGACGAACCTGTACTTCGTTTAATCTGAATTACTGTTGACATTTTTTATTCCTCCTAGGAATATAATTTAGTTAATTAAAAGCTTTTATTTCTCTTCACTATCCGAGAAAGAACATTATAAATCAGTCCACTCACTATGTGGGTCGTGACTCACTGAATGTCACCTTGATTGGTATAGGTATTTATACTATCTTATAGCCAAGTATTCCATAAACGAAGCCCTAATCTTGGACTTGTAATATATCCTATATCGTGTGGTATGTTTACAGTTAACTTATGCCATGTCTTTTTAGGTATGAGAGTTTCGTATAATTTTTTAGATTGATCGTAATGGTCACCCATGTGATAGTCAAAAGCTCCGTGTGCAAATATTAGATTTGCATCTTCGGGCATATCCCACCATCTAGTATATACATTATCACCACCTGTGGTGATATGATAATTTAAAACTTTATGAACTCCTTTTGAATCATAATCTTTATGGATCGGTAATTGTTCGGTCATGACTTGATATCTTACTTGCATATTATCTGCAAGATATAATTTAAGAACATCTGTCATGTATGGTGCAAGGTAATCGTTTAATTCTTGAGGTGCCTTATATGTCTTGTACATATAGGCGTCATAGATCACTTCGCAGTTATTACGAATCTCGTCAACTGTTGTAAAAAGTAAATTATCGGGTATCTGAGGTAGGTCTAGATGATACTCAATATAATCAGAAGGTTCCACCATCTATAGTCGTAGTAGTTTCCCACTTATCGGTGGATGCATTATAATTGAGTAAACCTTTGTCCGTCTCTGTTGCAGTGACATCATTGAGTTCGTTTATAGACTTTTGTGATAAGTCTGCTTGAACTGTAGTTGAGTTTCCAATTGCAACCTGTTTTGCTCTGATTTGGTTTCCTTGTAGAACTCTTGCTTTGATATTTGACATTATTACCTCGTCACGCCTGGGGTTAAAATTGCTTGACCTTCAACAACACGGGTTATTGAAGAATCCGAAGTCTTAGTTATATTTAGGTCATACACATATCTACCACTATCTAATGCATTAGTTTGTGTATCAGTAAGTGTTAAGGTTACCTGTCCAGCAGATGCATTTATCGCTGTAGCAAAAGTTGCAGATATAGTAGAAGAACTATATGTCTTTCTCATCTGTGCAGCTGCAGTGTATCCAGTTAAGTCTAATACTTCACCAGCACTATCTGTACAGTCTACGGTGATACTATAGTCTGTTCCTTGATCGATGTATAGATTTGCTATGATTGCCATAATACTATTTATCCTTTTAAGAACTGTGCATTAGGCACTGATTGATGAATTTTTTCAACATTACTTGGTTGAGGCCCTTGAGGTGCATTTACATATACCTCTTGAGCTTTTCTCAATGTTCCGTTGTCATTCACAAACACACCTTTTACCTTTGCAACTGCATCTATAGGTCTAGTCAACGAATATGGTTGTTGATATGTAAATGGTGATCTATAGTTATAATTGTATATGTAAGGATTCTGATATGTACTAGGTTGCCTTGCATTTGCAATATATGGTTGTTGTCCGTTTACTGGATTTCTGTATGTAAATGGTGACCTATGGTCATAAGTTAGAGGTTGTCTAGACTGTGCAATATACGGATACGGTTGTTGTGCAGAACTAGGTTGTCTTGCATTTGCAATGTAAGGATACGGTTGTTGAGCATTCTTAGGATTGCTTTCCTGTGCTGACACTGGGTTTCTATATGTAAAAGGTGAAGCATAGATATATGTAAACGGTGACTGACCTTGTCTTGCATATGTGAAAGGACTTTGTTTACTCCTTATATTAGGTTCTTGTGCTTGTGCAATAAATGGACTCCTTCCTTGTCTCGCATATGTTACTTGAGAAATATAAGGTTGTGGCCCTCTTACATTACCAACATTTGTAAGTTGATTTATAACAGTCTGAGTAGTTTGAGTCGAGGGTTGTCTATATGCATACGGCCCACCAACATAAGGGTCTTGTATTTGATAGGTCAACGGAGTTCTAGTTTGAGTTGTACTTGGGCTTCTAGTAGTTCCAGCAACGATTGCCTGAGTAGACAATGGTTGTTGTGATTGTCCAGTAGTGATATATGGTGTCGGTTGCCTAAATGCTATTGGCCCACCTTCGGGTGCATAAAACGGAATCTGTATTTGCATCGGATTCTGTGCTTGAGCACTCGCAGGAGTAGGTGTTGGAACTCTACCCTGAACAGGATTTTGAGTAATTACTTGTGTTTGAGCCTGGCCAGGTTGTCTTGCAATATATGGATAAGGTTGTTGTGCATTTACACCATACGGTGATCCATAGTCATATATTAGAGGTTGTCTTGCCTGTGCAATATAAGGATATGGTTGCTGTGCATTCCTAGGATTAGGTTGTTGTGCGCTTACTGGATTTCTATATGTAAATGGACTTTGTTGTTGATATGTAAACGGGGATTGACCTTGTCTTGCATATGTAAAAGGATGTTGATATATAAATGGTGATCGGCCTTGTCTTTCATATGTGAAAGGACTCTGTTTGTTTCTTATATTAGGTTCCTGTGCGCTTACAGGATTTCTATATGTGAAAGGAGTTCTGTTCTGATATGTAAAAGGAGCTTGTGCGTTAGCAGGATACGAACCATTAATATTTCTTATATTTGGTTCTTGTGCATTCCTTATTATTTGACCTTGGTACGGTTGTTGAAAAGCAGACCCGTGATTTATATAGATTTCGTCAGGCATATCATATCACAAACCAAAGGTGACCTACACTTGAAGAGCCAACACCTGTAGGTGCAGAAGATACTACTTCATAATCTAATTCGACATCGTCACCATCGATTTTCACTCCGTTTGATGTGTTCACACTAAATGAACCTGATCCACTCAT